CCAAGAAGATTCTGGCTGCTGCCAGGCCCAATATGTGATTCGGGCATAACGCCAGAAATAACGGGCGGCTTTAGCCGGACACCACCAGCCGCCGAAAAGGAGATTGCTTGAGCCGCAAGAAACCAATTACCCCGAATAGCCAAATACGCTCCGCGCTCCGGCAGCTTTTTCTCCGCAGCCGCGAACGGGCGAAGTGCATAAAAGATGCGCAGGGCACATGCTCCTGTGGAAAGAAGCAGAGCAAGGCCAAGGGGCGCGAAGTGAAGATCAACGTGCATCATGTCCACGGGATAGATTGGGATGGCCTGATTGATTTGGTGCGTGAAAGGCTACTTAGTGGAGAAATGGTGGTCAAGTGTTTGGATTGCCATGACAGGGAGCACACGGGAAAGGCCGGGCCAGATTGAGGAGAACCTGACCCGGCGTGATTATCCAGCCAGGTGTAACAGATGATCCCGCAGCAAAATAATAGCCGCCGCCTGTTGCTTGGTTGGCCCCCTGGTATTTTCTATCCTGTTTACTGCCTGTTGAGACATATCCAGGATTTTACCAAGCTCCACCTGTGTGAGCCGCATTTCTTTCCGAATGGCCCTGTATTCTTCCCCGGTCATTTTGCCACCCTGGCGAACCTGGGAACAGTCTCGCAAGACAATTTGCCGGTTGCACGGTCCAGGCTCCGGTCAATCACGAAAAATACATCGTGCAGAAAATCCTTATCGCTGGCGTTGAGAAGCCCGTCAAGGTCAAGCGGGCAGCCGTTACAGTGACATGCCGTGATGTACATCTGCATGGCGAGGCGGTCACGATGGGCGCATTTAAGGGCGCGGTCTGCGATGAGAGAAATCAGGGCTTGCTCCTCGGGTGTAACATCGTATTTGATCATGGCCTAGTCCTCCTTGAGAACATCCAGCAGCATTTTAGTTTGAGCATCCCGCGCAGCAGCCCCCGCAGCAGCCCCCGCAGCATCCCCCGCAGCAGCCCCCGCAGCAGCCCACGCAGCAGCCAGCGCAGCATCCCACGCAGCATCCCCCGCAGCAGCCCCCGCAGCAGCCCCCGCAGCATCCCCCGCAGCAGCCAGCGCAGCATCCCACGCAGCATCCCACGCAGCAGCCCCCGCAGCAGCCCACGCAGCAGCCCACGCAGCATCCCGCAATTCTTCGTTTTGAGTTGTCAGATACTCACGGACTAAAACAGGCATGTCCCACAGATCGGCAACCATCATGGCGTAATCACAGGCGAGTTTTCGTATTTCTTTGTCGCGGCCATCGACTGCGCGTAAAGACCACAGGGCATCGTCCAGGCCGTTACTATCAAGGATTGTCAGTATATCCAGCGGCTCGTCGTCCGCTTTGGTTTTGCCGAGGTGGGTAAGCAATTTCTTCCAACCATCCTCGCAGGGCGAGTGGGTGCGAATTTTATTCAGTGTTGTTTGCATAATTTACCCCTCCTTTTCAAGGTCGTTGATTGCGGAAACCACGCTGGCCAAGATAACCAACGCAGCGAAGAAAACAGCCGCGAAAACATAATACACGAAAAATTCGCACCACATAATTACCCCTCCTGATAATATGGAATACAAAAAACCTGTGCCGAGACACCGGACAGGCAGTAAGAAACGGTTTGAAACAGGCGGCCATGAAACCAGAGCGCACACAGGGAGTAGGTCTTTGTCTGGAGCTGGATTGAGAATTTCATGGCGGCCTCCTTGTCACAGGCATAGCGCGTAAACAGCGGCGCGGAACGTCTCTTTGAAGCTGTCGTTTGTTATGTACATGACTTGTATCCGCTCTACTTTTCTGATCTCGTTTTCCATATAGGCTAAAACAAGCTCGGTTCTTTGTTCATCCGTGGCATTCATGTAGGCTTTATCCGCACCATCGGCGATGATTGCCGCCGCGATCGACTCCGCAATTCTTTTGGCTAGGTTGTCCATGGTCTCTCCTTGCCCGGTATAGGCTCCGGGCTGGCCGTTACTGTATAAACCCGCAAGGGGAATCCACTGCGACCATAAACCCAATCGAATGGTCATAAAACCCATCAACGGCGTCCCCCTCTTCGGTAACAAATTCTCCATCCCCAATGTACTGATAAAAGGGGCTGTCTGTGTGGTAACGCTCATAGAGTTGCTCCCCTTCCGGTTCAATTCGTTCAAAAATGGGGATATAAAACTTGCCTTCTTCAAGCTCGTCAAAAGTTTTCATGGTCTATCTCCCGGGTATGGTCAGCTATATGCCTCCCTTTGATTATATTCTTACATCTATTGGGCGTTAATGTCAAGCGGTAATATGAATAAATAATGAAAAAAGATTAGGGCGGCGTTTTTTCTTGATTTTAGGGGGTATCCGCTGTAGGATTATTTATCGCGGTTGCAGTTGATCGGGCCGAGCATTAATTCTCGGGTACGCGGGAACCAACTATCCGCCCCCTCTGCGGACCGTGGTGCCCCGCCAGTGAGGGTGGGAAAAGGGAACGCCACCGCTTAAAGGCAATTAGCTCGTGGCGCACCATCCCGAACCAATGCGCACCTCACTGGCGGGGATATTTAAAAGGCCAAATAACATGCCAAGAGTGTGCGAGATATGCGGGAAGAGTTTGTCACGGTACAACACCGGGACAGCCTGCTATTTCCATTCGCACAACCCAGACGACCCAGAAAACATAGAACCACCTACCGCGATATGCACCAGCCGGACGTGCTATGGTTTTGAGCAAGCGTATCAAGACTACTATGGATTTGGGAGCAATAGGGGGAGATAATGAAAAAGCTCGCAACATGGGTAATGCTATTCTTTACAGTGCTTTTCGGTAGTTGCTCCACGGCGGCGGCTGGAAACTGGCGGCAGGCCAACGCAACAATCGAGCGTAGCGGCTTTGATGATGTTGTCCACGCAGGGTTCGGCCTGGGCATATCGTACCTGGTGCATGAATACTCAGGGCTTACCGGTTGGCAAGCAGATGTTGCGGCGGTGGCGGCGGCTATTGCGATTGGAACGGCCAAGGAAATGACGGACAAGCACTTCGACGCTGGCGATGTGGCGGGTTATGGGATCGGCGCGGGGATTGGGTGCGTGCTGACTTGGGAGTTTTAATCATGTCAGAGAATGCGGCAATAAGTTATCTCAATTCACACGGCAAGCGCGATGGGTTAACGGACAGGGCTAGGCTAGTTTTTGATAGTTGCATAAATGTCAGCCAGCTAACCATGGCTATGAGTTATGCGAGACGGTGCGCAACAAAGCAGCAACCGCCCAAAGTTGCATATAATTGGTTTCTGGCTGTGAGTTGGGGGTGGATTTACGAGCAGGAAATGTTGTACGCATATGAGCGGGCGCGAATATGGTTGACGCGCAAGAGGTGAAAAAATGATATATCTTATCCTCCTATATTTTGTGTATCTTTGGGTGTGTCCTGATAGGACTTATAACCGGCCCCGTGTCTGACCATGCCCGAATACAAACTAGCAAAAATATTATGGCGAGTGGCGAAAATGCTTGCAACTTTGCTCGAAAAGGAGTATGGTTTTATCAGTTCGCAAGAAAGCTATATAGGGCATCGTAAAATAGGCAAATAAGCGCCGCGCCTGTTAGGCCCCGCGCGATAAATAACGAGTTGCGCTACCAAGCCCCGCTCTGCTGCTGGAACAATCCAGTGGTAGGCCGGGGCTTTTTGTTTTGGGGCAGGGCGGTAACAGACGGGCGAGGATGAGCAGTGGCTCCCAAGACAAAAGAACACGGCAACTCAAAGTATACCGAAGCCCTTACGATTGAGATTTGTGAGCGCATAGGCAACGGGGAGCCGCTGGCCCAGATATGCCGAGACGAGCATATGCCGCAGCTCACCACTGTTTATGATTGGCAGCACGCACACCCGGAGTTTGCCGAAAGGGTCGCGCGGGCGCGAGTTGCAGGGTTTGATATGATCGCCCAAGAGGCTTTGACTATCGCTGACACCCCCATTGTTGGGATTGTGTCTAAGTTGGGGAAGGGAGAAGCCAATAAAGACGGCACCCCCGGCGAGTTGGTGGTGGTAGAGCAGCGGCGCGAGGACATGCTTGGCCACCGCAAGTTGCAAGTGGATACCCGGCTCAAGCTGCTGGCGTGCTGGGACCCTAGGAGGTATGGGGCCAAGGTCTCCCAGGAGATTACCGGGGCAGACGGAGGACCGCAAGAGCATAAATGGGTTGTAGAGGTGGTTTCATGTGGGGCCGATCAAAAATAGTTGCTCCATTCTATCAAAAATAAACTCAATGATTTCAACAAAAGTGTTCAAAATAGCGAGGTTTACAGCCTAACAAATGCCGACAATACAGATACCCAAAAAACTTCATCGAGTCCTGACCACCAAGGCCCGGATTATCGTATTGTTGGGCGGGCGTGGTTCGGCGAAATCTGAGAGCGCGGCGCGGATATTGTTGATGCGATGCCAAACAGAGGCGGCGGACATTCTGTGCGGACGCGAATACCAGAACAGCATAGACGATTCGGTGCATAAACTCCTCAAGGGACTGATTGGGAGAATGGGACTGGCTGGTTTTGATGTGACCGACCAGAAGATAAACTGCGGCACAGGCGGCGGGTTTCGGTTTCGTGGTTTCTCCCGCAACCCGGAGGCGGTTAAGTCGGCCCAGGATTTTAAATACGCCTGGAACGAGGAGGCGCAAACCCTCAGTCAAGAGTCAATCGACAATTTACTCCCGACGATTCGGGCAGCTGGCAGCCAGTTGATATTTACGGCAAACCCTGGGTCAAGTGCCGACCCATTCAGTAAGCGGTTCATCGTCCCATTCTGGGCACAACTCCAGGCTGTAGGATATTACGAGGATGATATGCACCTCGTAATCATGATTAACTGGCGAGACAACCCATGGTTTCCGGCAGAGCTGGAGGCGCAGCGGCAATGGGACTTCGCTCATCTTCCCCGCGCCAAATACGATCACATTTGGGAGGGCGAGTTTAACGACTCCATAGAGGACGCCCTTATCCTGGCCGAGTGGTTTGACGCCTGCGTTGATGCCCACAAGACGCTCGGCTTTAGGCCCGAGGGGATCAGGTTTGCAGCGCATGATCCATCCGACACCGGCCCCGACAATAAGGGGTGGGCAATGCGGCACGGTTCCGTGCTGGTTGGCCTGGAAGAAATGGACCACGGAGACATAAACGAGGGGGGAGATTGGGCAACCGGGTTGGCTCTGTCTCGTGGCGTTGACGCCTTCACCTGGGACTGTGACGGGATGGGCGTTGGTCTCAACCGGCAAGTGACTACAGCATTTAACGGCAAGAACAAGATTGTTGCCATGTTCCGAGGGTCTGAGGGTGTTGATAACCCAGATGCAATTTTTGAGCCAGCCGAAAAGGCAGCGATTCAGGACCAGAAGACAAACGCCGACGCGCTGAAAAACAAACGGGCACAATATTACCACCAGCTGCGACAACGGATTTACCGAACTTACCGCGCCGTGGAGCATAAAGAATACCACGACCCGGACACGCTGTTGTCGTTTGATGGTGGGTTGGCTTTATTGCCTAAGCTCCGCTCTGAGTTGTGCCGGATGCCGGTTAAACCGAACGGGAATGGCAAGTTTGAGTTGTACACCAAGCAGGAAATGAAATCAAAATTCAAGGTTGATAGCCCAAACCTGGGCGATCCGGTAATGATGTTGATGAGGACACCATACCAACCAGTCAACGCACAGACGGTTAAGCGCCCCCCGGTGCTCAGGCCGCACGGAACAACAGGAGCTAGGAGATAAATGCCTACACCACCTACCGCGCCGCAAAGATCGATACCGTTTGCTGGAGTTCTTGACTTCACGTCGTTGCCCCCCGCCGCCAATAACGCCGGGGTGATGGCGCAATGCAACCCGCTCGTTGCCGGGCAGAATTATTTCTACATGGTTTCAGATGGGACTTACTGGAGACCCGTAGGCGGGGACCAGATACTTTATAACCTATCTGCCCAAATTGATATGGCGGTTAATAATTCGGATCAGCTTCTTGTCTCTGTCCCTCTCCCGACAGGACTGTTGCCAGACGGCAGGAGCACCATAGAAGTGGTGCAAGGATGGGATAAGCTTTTGGGAACGTCGGACACCCTAACCACGACCACCAGAATCGGCGCCGCGAATACCACCTCAGACGCTACTGTTTTTCCACCCAGTGCTATTGCGTCAACGAATATCACGATGGGTTTTGGTCATCGGTTTGCGCGGATATCTGCTACGGAGGTGCGAAAACAGGGAAGCCCAACGGTAACCGCGTTTTCCAGTGTATCGGCAAACGTGCGAACAGCGGCGGTGACGGTAGGGAGCATGGATACAGTTACGAATTATCTGGGAATCTATGGGAGAATGACCACCGGCTCAACTGAAAAAGGCGAACTGCATGCACTGACTGTGAGGTTAATAGGATGAAAACGAATCTTACTCTTTTAAAGGACATGAAAATGCGCAAACTTATAATCCTTGCAGTTTTGGTGATCCTGGGCACCACCTCCACAGGAATGGCTGCCATGACTTGCGTTGATGGCAAGGCAGACGGCACCGTTAAAAACGGTATCCGATCCTCCAATGGACGGGTCGTGCGGTTATACGCAACATGCACACACGACACAACACCAGGCACCGCCGTAGCCGCGCTAACCACCAATATGCAGGCGGCTATTAATAATGGGTTGTATGTCTACAGATTTTCAATTATCCCTGGGGCCACAGGGCCAACCGACAATAGCGACCTACAAATTTTGGATGCAGACGGGCTGACCATCGTCGCGGCAGCTGGAAATGGCGCGAATGTAATTGATAACACAGCAAAAACAAGCGTGATTTATGGAGATGGACCCACGCCGGGAAGCACCAACCTTTACCCTTTAGGTGATGGCACTGCGTGGGCAATCACCGTCACAAACAACGCGGTAAATAACAGCTCGTGGACGCTGGTAATGCAGGCGACCAGAGAAGGTGGGGATAACCGGTAATGGCGCTTGATCTGGCCGAAATAAAGCGGTTGCATGACAAAGCCTATCAGGCGGGCCAAGTTACGCGCCAACGCGCGGCTGATGATATGTGTTTCTATTTCATCACCCAGTGGTCCAGTGAACTACTTGATGATACGCAGCTTACCTATCGGGGTGAGTTTAACATCCTGAAAAAAGCAGGTAGGCAAATTCTTTCCGACCTAGCAGAAAACCCTGTACAAGTTGATTTTGAGCCTGTGGACGAGACACGGGACGATGCCGCCGAGTTGCTGGATGGACTGTACCGCACCGATGACAACGCCAACACCTCATTGAACGCATATGCCAACGCAATGCAGGAAACCGTTGTCTGTGGCGTGGGGGCGTGGATGCTGTTCACTCGCTACGAGAGCAACCGGGCTGGCAACAAGCGGCAAGTAATTGACCGCTGGCCGATCTTCGAGGCAAACAACAGCGTCTTTTGGGATCCAGGCGCACGGCTGATGGATAAGTCTGATGCCGACTATGTATCTGTTCTGTGCTCGTATTCGGAGGACGGTTACAAAAAGCTGGTTAAGGAACTGACCGGGGAAGAAGTCACCAACGTCGCAGAATCATTCAAGCACCCGGAGCAATCCTATACGTTCCCCTGGTATCTGAAGGGCAAAACCGTCTATGTCGCCAAGTTTTACCACAGGGAGAAGGTTGACGTAAAAATCCTGACCATGCTTGATCCATTTGGGCAGACGCTGGAGCTGGCCGAGTCTGAGCTATCCGATGTGATGGATGAAATGCTCGATGAAGGGTACACCATCGAGAGCGAACGAGAGATTGAGCAGTATCAGGTTACAGAATATATCTGCTCGGGTTGCGAAATTCTTGAATCAAAGGTGATTGCAGGGCAGCATATCCCGATTATTCCAGTTTATGGGGAACGGGCCTATGTTGAGGGCGAAGAGCATTATGAGGGAGTAACCAGGCTAGCAAAAGACCCGCAGATGTTGCGTAATTTCCAAATGTCCTACCTGGCCGACATTGTGTCTCAGTCTCCCCGCGAGAAGCCCATATTCCTGCAAGAGCAGATCGCTGGATTTGAAGATTACTATTCGATGACCGGGGCGGATAATAATTACGCCTATCTTCTGCAAAATAGAAAGGCGCTTGATGGTACCGACCTACCCATTGGCCCTATTGCCATGTTGCCAGCCCCGCAAGTACCACCAGCCCTGGCCGGATCATTGGAGTTGTCGCGCCAGGCGGTGGAGGATGTAGCAAACCCTGGAATCCCGCAGGATATTGCCGACCCTGATTTGTCCGGCAAGGCAGTTCTCGCTTTGGAGCGGCGGCTTGATATGCAGTCCATGGTATACCAGGAACACTACAAGCACGCAAAGCGCAGGGATGGCCAGGTTTATGCCTCAATGGCGGCAGCAGTGTATGATGTGCCCCGAAAAATCAAAATGACGTTACCAGATGGCACCACCAAAGAATCAATGGTGATGCAGACAGTCATCGACAAAGAAACCGGAGACCTCGTAACGCTCAACGATTTAAGCAACGCAGAGTTCGAGGTGTATAGCCAGATCGGCGCAAGCTATAGCAGCAAGAAAGAGCAGACCATTGACCGACTGCAAGAATTGATTTCTACCGTGCCGGAAGGAGACCCGCTCCGCAAGGCGTTGTATCTCAAGATGCTGACCTTGATGGATGGCGTGAACTTTGACGATATCCGGGAATACGCCAACAAGCAACTTGTTCTCCAAGGCTTCAAGACCCCAGAGACCGATGAAGAGAAGCAGCTACTTGAAGAATCGCAGAAGAATCAGGCCCCAGATGCCGCAATGGTCCTTGCTATGGCCGAGGACAAGAAGGGCGAGGCCCAACTCCTGGAGCAGCAGCGCAAGGGCATAGAAATGCAACTTGAGGCGGCAAACGAGAAGCTGAAACGGTTGATTGAGTCTTTTGATTCTCAAACAAAAAGGTTTGATGTGCAAGTGAACGCCGCAGTAGCGGACGCACAAATTGAGAATACGCGAACTGACACTTTTGCAAAGCAAATCGAAGCCGCAGCAAACGAGATTCCTTTGCGCAATCCTTACGAGATGAGCACAGAGGAGCTTTTTTCAGAATTACAAGCCGGGTAATCCCGGTGTCCCTAGCTGGCGGGGAGTATGCCAGCGACCCTAACTGACGGGGCGTAAGTCAGGACAACCGAACTGTAGGAGAAAACAGGATGCCAGACGAAGAAGAAGTAGCAGTAGACGTAGAAGTTGAGGAAGCCGTTGCAGATCAGGACGCGGCCAAGGAAGAGACCGGACAGGACGCCGAAGAACATCAGGAAGAACCGGATGGAGAAGCTGAGTTTTGGCAGAACATCGACAAAGACGAGGCAGACGAAAGTGTTCCGGTAGCATCCCATATTCGGCTGAAAGAAAAGCTGAAGGGCCGGATTAAAGAGCGCGACTCCGAAATTGACGAGTTGCGCAGGGAGCTGGCCGAAGTTAAGGCTGGTCGGGTAGTACCTACGGCAACACTGAAGCGGCCACGGGTAGAAGAGTTCGACACCGATGAAGAGTTTGAAGCGGCGCTTGACCAATACGAGGAGCAGCGGCTTTCTCAGTTGGCAGGCCGAACAAATCAGGCAGAGCAGCTCAAGAAGCAGAAGGAAGAAAGAACTGCCTCTGTTGATTCGCACTATAAACGCGCCGATGACTTTGTATCGAAGTACGGAATCGCCCCGGAGAAGTACAAGAGCGCGGACGAGTCGATCAGGAAAGCGGTTGACGTTGTAATACCTGGGCAGGGGGAGGCCATTACCGACCACCTTATTTCCCTGCTTGGCGAAGGATCGGAAAAGGTTTTGTTCCGTGTTGGAGCAAGGCCGGAAATACTGCGTGAGTTCCAGTCCTTGCTTGCAGAAGACAAGACCGGGCTTAAAGCAGGAATTTTTCTTGGAAAACAAATGGAATTAGTCACTAACCCAAAAAAGCGGACCACTAACGCCCCGCCACCATCTCGCCAACTGAAAGGCGATGCTGCCCCGAATGCGAATGCCGCTGCCCTGAAGAAGGTATATCAGGAAGCTCACAAAAGTGGCGACAACCAAAAGGCGTATGCAGCCAAGAAGCAGGCAAGATCGGCAGGCGTGAATGTGTCCACATGGTAAATAAGGAGTAGTCACCATGGCATCATTGACCACCGGCAAAGTCGCCGAAGTAATGTTTGAAAAGTTTATCGAGACCTATGACCAGCAGACCGACTTGCTGGACAAGGTAAATTTCCATGAGCCTGACGGGGAGCAGATGCAGAACAGCTCCAACGTCATCTGGACCCCTGTTCAGCAGCATGCCCCGGTAATTTCTGGGTGGGACGTTTCCAACCAGGAGACAGGCATCATCCAAGAGACCTACCCCGCAGTTCTGGGCACCCCGTCCAACGATTGGGTAGAACAGCGGGCAGACGATATGCGTACCGAACGGTTTTGGGCTGACCGCGCCAAAGTATCCGCACGGAAGCAGGCCATGTACCTGAACACGCAGATTGCAAGTTCCATCAAAAACCAAGGGTCTCTGTTTTATCGGTCCAACGTGGATTCCGGCTATGAGTTTATCGCTGAGGCCCAGGCCATGATGAACGAGCGGCAGCTGATCGACAATGGCCGGACCTTCATTCTCAATGATCGGGACCAGTTGCATTTTTCCAAAGACCTTGCCGCACGGCAGACCTTGCAGGGCCGCCCGGATGAGACTTGGAAGAATGGTCAGATCGGAAAGAATATTGCCGGGTTTGATCTGTTTACCGGCTCTTATTTGCCGAACATCACCGGTGCCGCTGATCCTGCTGTTACCGTAACCGGCGATCAGAGCTTTGCGCCGCAGGCAGGGTCCGTAAACGCGACCACCCTTGTCGTTACCAACGTCGATTACCGCGAGGCTTCGATTGTTGTCAATGACAGCTCTCTCCTGGCCGTAGGCGATAAGATCACCATCGAAAACTCCGGTGTTCCTGTCTACGCACTCGGTAAGGGAGACAAGACCAACACCGGCCAGGCAATGACCTTCACGGTTATCGAGTTGACTGACTCGACCCATATCAAGGTATACCCGAAACCCATTGCCGCAGATGATTCCAGCCTGTCTGTGGTTGAGGCCGCATACGCCAATATCGATACACAGATTTTGAACGCTGCCACCATCACCCGGCTGAACACCGATGCGTCGAACAAGGTCAATTTGTTCTTTGACAAGATGGCTGTTGAGGTCATCGGTGGCACCATTCCGGCCAGCCTGTTCAGCCAGTTCAACACTGCTAAGGTGCTGAGTGACACCATGAGCAACGGCTTGGGCGTATATCTGCTGTATGACGGCAACATTGCCACCATGAACTTCCGGTTCCGGCTGTTCACCTGGTGGGGCGTAACCATCGCCGACCCGTCAAATTGTGGATGCGCTGTAACCTACTAACCAATGAGGGGGGCCTAGTGCCCCCTTTTTACCAAAGGAGTAAACGATATGTCCCGTATTTTGAGAATGGGTGAACTTTATCACCGAAACGACGCAGATGCCACCGATGATCTGAATACCACATGTGCCGCTGATGTTTTGGCTATCCCTGTAACGCACGCCTACGTTGCTAAAACGACAGGCGCTGATGCTGAGGCTCTGACCCTGGCTGATGGCGTACCCGGCCAGGTGTTGGTTGTCAATCTGACCACTGATGGCGGCGGCGATGGCACCTTGACCCCGGCCACCAAGACCGGCTTTTTGACCATCGTCTTTGCTGACGCACAAGATCAGGCCGTCTTGCTGTATGTTGATGACACTATTGGGTGGATTCTGATTGGCGCGAAAGGCGCAACTCAACCGCCTGTAACCACCTAATCCTTGATGCTTTAAGCATCCTGAACAAAGGAGCAAGAAATGCGTAAAACAAGAGATTTTTACCATACCGGGTTGCAGACCTCCCGGAGCCAGATTCAGGCAGCGTTGAACCTGACTGGCCCTGGCGATATCTGGTTTGTCGATTACCGGAACGGCAACAATTCAAATGGCGGGCAGTCATGGGCCGATGCTTTCAAAACCTACTCGGCAGCTGTCGCCGCAGCCACCGACAACAATAACGATGTTATCCTGATCGATGGCGACTCTACCGTTGTTGAGACGGCAATGGTGTCTATCACCAAGAACCGCCTGCACACCATCGGCATCAACGGAATGCTCGGTCACTACGGCCAGGGGGCAAAGATTTCTTGTGCCGCCTCTTCTGGGGCCGCCAACATTGCCACGGTGCAGAACACCGGCATCCGCAACACCTTCATGGGTATCAAGTTCATCGGCAGCCACACCGTTACAGAGGGGATTTACGCTGTTGCTGAGGGCGGGGAGTTTGCCCGGTATTTCAACTGCGAATTCTACAAAGACACCGACCTTGATGCAACAACCGCCGCCGAACTGTTGCACAACGGTGACAGCGCCATGTTTTACGACTGTACGTTTGGGTCTACGGCAAATATCGTGGCTGATAATTGCATCCGCCCGAATGTGAAAGTCACGGCTACTCTGGCCGGCAAGAAATGCAGGGACACCTATTTTGAGAACTGCCTGTTTTTCTCCAAGGCAGGTGGTACCGAACATGTCGCGGTATACGGTGCGAACGCCACGGATGTTGAAAGAATGTTGCTGATGAAGGATTGCACCTTTGTAAATAACATCCTTTCAGCGGCTACTCCGGCTCACGCGGTTGGATTCGGAGCAGCACAGACGGAAGGTGTGGTTATCTTGAAGAACTGCACCTCTGTAGACCATACCGTTATGGCGCAGGCCGCTGTTGGCATCTATGTTGATGGTGCAGTTCCCACATTTGCTTCTTCCGGCGTATCGGTCGCAAGCTAACCACTTGGGGCCGGGGGGCCTAAAAACTCCCTGGCCCCGTTGGAGGATATAATGTCAGTAATATTGTTTAAGAGGGGAACCGGATCGCCGGTAAAAGTAAACGAACACGGATTTGAACACAGCGTAGCGTCTGGGGAGTATTTTTTAACCAAGGACGCAGCAATCAGCGCGGATAAGGTTGCCGCCGAGGCTGTTGAATTGCCCAAGGTTGAAGAAGAGACACCGCTTGAGGCAGAAAAGGCCGAGGTCGAAGAGGTTGCCCTTGAGCAAACCGAACTCCTTGAGGAAGAGGTGGAGATCCTCGACGCCGATGACTTAGAGGAGGTGCTTGAGGCAGGGGGTTCCCCCGGCGAAGGCTTGGGCGCGGAAGAAGGCGGCTTGGCGGAGGAAGGACTCACCGAAGAGGTGGAGGTGCTTGACGAGACCGCGACCGAAGAGCGTCACGAAAAAACCGAAGAAGCAAAAGTCCCGCGCAAAACGCGGAGGAAAAAGGGCGACCTCAAGTGACAACGAAAGTTGACCGAATAAACGCCGCATACGTCGAGTTGCGTATCTCTGGCCTTACCTCCTCACCAACGGCGGAAGACCTGGAGCTTGCCCTTGGAGTGCTTGAAAACATGGCGGCTGAGTTCGAGGCGAATAACATCTGCTTGGGCTACGCCTTTGAGCAGAACCCAGACCTGAACACGCCGCACAATATAGAGCGTCGGTTCTGGAGCGGCCTTTCGTTGTGTCTCGCTGCCCGGTTAATTGATAGCTTTGGTAAAGAGCCGACTGCCACCTTGCTGCCAAGGATACAAGCAGCATTCTCTTTTTTGTCGGCCAGGACAGCCCCCTTAAAAAGGACACGCTACCCTTCTCGGCATCCTGTTGGCGCAAAGAATCGATTTGTTGGGCGGCAGAACTTCTACGAGACAATTGATGAAGCCCCGCTCGGTTGTGCAACCAATGAGATGTTCTTGGGGGATGTTGACAATTTCACCGAGGATTTTACCGCCTGGCTGACCTCTGGGGAAACGATCAGCTCTTACACCATTACGGCCAATACAGGCTTGACGATTGTTTCCAATTCCAACACTGATACGGCAGTATCTTACCAGATACGCGCGGTTGGGACTAACGGAGAAAACTCAGACGCATTGTTACAATTAAAAATCGTCGTAACCTCTTCCGCAACTAGGAAAGTCACACGGATTATAAACTTCAAGCTGAACAGCGCGACTATATGAATGTCAACTTGATAAAAGGCGACAAGATCGACGCAAATGTTGATTACCGGGACGCTTTGCCGGTGAACATGTACGCCGTGAAGAAAGAAATCCTTGGTGCAAAAGGCTACATGCTTGCATGCCCCGGCATCACTCAATTTGGCACTGGAAGCGGGGTAGATCGAGGGGCAATTTACAACGAGCGACTTGAAAAGCAATTCCGGGTATCAGGCAGCGAATTGATAAGCGTTGGGTCCGATGGCGCTACTACTACTTTAGGTGGTATTTCAGGAATAAAACAAGCAGCCATGCCATATAGCTTCAACACCCAGGCAATCATCGTAGACGGAAAGATGTGGCTGTATAGTTCAGGGCTGCTTACGCAAGTAACCGCTTCTGGGATTGGTGCCCCTATAGATGGCACATGGATAGACGGTTACTATTTTTTAACGGACGGAGAAAATCTGTACCACACGGAGCTTACAAACGAGGCGGCGGTAAATGGTCTAAGTTACGCAACAGCAGAATTTATGCCTGATGATTCTCTTGGGGTAGGGAAAACACAAGATAACAAGGTTATTGTTTTTGGACGCTATACCCTGGAGTATTTTGTGAACGTAGCTACGGATAACTTTGCATTCAAGCGCCTTGAGACACGCGCGCAAAAGATCGGCATTGTTGCCACACACGCAAAATGCGAGGCAGCGGGAGATTGGTATATTGTCGGAGGCAGAAAAGAAGAAGCTCTGGGTGTTCATATTGTTGGGGCAAGTGCGGTAAAAAAAATCTCTACCAGAGAAATTGATAAGATCCTTTCAAGATACGCCGAAACAGAACTTTCAGACGTGAGGGTTGAGGCTAGGAGGGAAGACGGAACAACTTTTGTTATTGTCCACCTTCCATACGAAACTTTGTGCTTTAACCGGGAGATTGCCGAGGAGTTTGGGATTGAGTACGCATGGACACTCCTGCAATCAGGGGTTCAGGTTGAAGGGGCCTATATGGGGATTAACTGTGTGTTAGACCCACGGAACGGGAAGTTTGTTCTTGGCAGCCGGACTACATCAAATATCGGGCACCTTGACGATGCAACCTTTGCTCAATTCGGGGATATTCAAGAGGCGGTTATCTATTCGCCATTCGTAAACCTGGAAACGAAATCCGTTGACAAAATCCAGCTTGAAACTATAGCTGGCCGTAACATTATTAACGATGCCAAGGTGTTTGTTTCTATGTCGAGGCATGGGGATGTTTTTGGACAAGAATACTCCATGGCTTACGGTGCTCCGCACGATTACCAGAAAAAGTTTATCATGCGCAGAATTGGTTACGTAGATTCGTGGGCAGGCTTTAAGTTTCGGGCCGCGACGAAATCGAGACTATCTTTTGCAAGCTTTGACGTGCAGGCTACATAATGGCAACCACGCAGTCTCAAATAAAAAATTTCTATCTTAGCCCTACAGAGCTAAAAGCCCTTACCGGATGGCCTGATGTTGTCATAGAGTTTTTACTTAGCCTAGCTGATAGCGTTATTATTACAAGCCAGGGAATAGACGCTACGACAGTATCGTCAGAGATAAACTTGTTGCCTAATATTCCGCCATGTCCAGGGGAAGATGTTTCTCCAAAGCAAATAGTTTTTTCGCAGGAAGACAACTTGCTCCCACCATCGACAAACGATCATGGAGTGCTGTCTGGATTAGGTGATGATGACCATGCCCAATACTTACTTCTTAGCGGCAGAACTGGCGGACAGGTTGCTTATGGTGGCACGGGGGCAAGTGAGAACCTTGATCTTAACTCGACAAGCCACGCCACAAAAGGGAATATAAGAATTTACGATATTCCAGTTTTAAGCAAAGTTTCTGGAAATGGGATAAAGGTTGACCTATCAACCCCGACATATGGTTTTAGGGATTTACTAGGAGAAATAAAAATTCTAACTCCAGGAGCGAATGACCCCACATTAGCCACGTTTCGAGATGGTATAAAAGGATGGACTTTTAGTAATGCCGTAATGAATGAGGTATGGAACTATTATCACATTCCGCATGACTATGTGCCAGGAAGCGATATTTTTCTGCATTTTCATTGGGCGCAAAATGTAGTTGATTCTGGTGGGCCCGCCGGAGTTCCCGGTGATGTAAAATGGCAAGCAGAGGTAATTTACGCGAAAGGTCACGATCAGGAGGCATATCCGGCATCATTTACCACATCTATCACACAAACGGCCAGTGGAACTCAATATCAACATTTACTTGGAGAAGTTCAATTATCTGCAAGCTCTCCATCGGCAATACAAATTGATTCAGATTTACTTGAGCCGGACGGCGTAATAAAAATACGATCATTTCGCGATCCAGTAGACGCAGCAGATACATTAAATCAAGTGCCATTTCTTGACTATGTAGATATTCATTATCAGTCAACAAACATAGCCACAAAGTCAAAAGCCCCAGACTTCTATTCATAGGTGCAACATGATAACAGTAAAAAATGGCTTAATAACCGGCTTCGCATAAGGAGACAATCATGCAAGTAACCCCTAAACCGCTTATCGCGTCACAACAGCTTACCGATTCCAACGCCACATACTACACGGCAACCAATGTGCGGACGATCATTGATAAAATGACCATCTGCAACACCACGGCAGGAGCAGTAACGGCCACCATTGATATTGTAGATAGCGGTGGGGCGGCTGGTGTGACGGAACGGCTTATCTCCGCGCGAAGCATTGCAGCCGGAGAAACGTATCCGTGTCCTGAAGTGGCTGGGCACTACCTATCGAATGGTGATACTATCCAAGGTCTTGCCGGTGCTGCGGCTTCGCTTACCATACGGGCCAGCGGAAGAGAGGTATCCGGGGTATGATAAACACTACCTCTTTATGCAACGTTTGCTACAAGAAAATCCCCGCAAAGATTTCAATAGAATCTGGCGCAGTTCATATGCATAAAAAATGCAATGTCCACGGGGAATTTAGTTCATTGATTGACAAGGATGCAAAAATATTTACCGAAAATTACAATATAGGAACAGAGGGTATAAACAAGGCGATACTGGTGCCAGTAACAGATAGATGTAATATGGCGTGCAGCTGGTGTTTCACTAAGGGGGTTAAAACAGAAGAGAAAAGCGCGGAATATTATGATAGGTTTCTAGTTGATTTAAAAATTTCTGGGTACTCGTTTCTTCTTACCGGTGGAGAACCAACAGAAAGGAAGGATTTCTTTGAATTCTGCAAGTATTTATATTTGGCCGGATGGCCCGTTGTAACAATGACAAATATGATAAATTTTGCCGACGAACTGTTTGTAAAAGAATGCTTTAACGTGGGCCTAGTTAACAATGGTTTGCTACACGCTGATTTCTCAATGCAACATCCAAAAAATTATTCAGGAGAGATTGCCGCAAAAAAATTCAAAGCAATTACAAACCTAGAAAAGTTTGGCATAAAAGCGAATTGCGTACAATTTTCAATATCAAGTCTTGACGAATTGGGGTACATAAGAGAATTTTTTAATGATACAAAGCACCTATACCACCACATAAGAATAAGAACAATGTTCGGCAATTGGAAAGACTCTAGCGATAAAATATTTTTAAGTGATCTGCATAATTCATTCGTGGAAATATTTGGGGATTTATCACCGATAAAAACCAGATTCCCGGAAAGTTCAAACATATATAGCCTTTACTTTTCTGTAGGATCAAACGGGTTTTCTTTAAGTTCAGGACCGACCGTGGAAAATGTTGACATGTTGTCCGCCAGAAGGCCCACCCACATGCTGGCCCTTGACGAAAGATATTATAGTTTCCCAGTTGCTCAAATAGTAAACGAAGGGATACATAAAGGTTGGTACAACGGATTCAAGTTGGAGGCTAACAATGCATGATTTTTGCGAAGAAGGCCAAACAAAAAGAACTACCATATTTGATAGGGGTATATTAGAACACGCTAGGTTAGCGTGGTGCGGAATAGCAATAGCCGCTGGCGCAGCAATTGTCGGAGGAGTTATAGCTTCTGATTCATCTAGAAAGGCCGCTAACACTGCTGCGGACGCTTCAATGAACGCAACAAATACCGCAGCGGCATCACAAACAGAAGCCGCAAATACCGCAGCGGCATCACAAACAGAAGCCCTAAATTATCTCAGAGAGATTGAAAGGGTCCCGCAGCAGTTCCGCCAAGAAGCACTAATGAAGCTTGGTGGGCTATCCGGACTGGAGGGCGGAGAGGGAAGCCAAGCGGAATTAATCGCAAGGGCGGAGAAATCACCCCTATATGCTGCTATCATGGGCGGGAGAAAGGCGGGTGAATCCGCTATCTTGCGCAACGCCTCGGCAACCGGGGGGCTTCGCTCCGGTAATGTCCAGGGGGATATGTATGATTTCAATACGAACTTAAAAACCCAAGCCCTGCTTGAATCATACAACCAACAGCTTACGGGCTTGCAGGGGTTAGCGCAACTGCCAAGTAACGCAAATAATATTGCTTCCACCATGTCTGGGGTAGGGACAACCTTGGCGGGCGGAATATCCGGGGCGGGCACGGCCACGGCAAATGGCATTATTGCTGGTGGGCAGATCCAACAGCAAAACATCCAAAACCAGGGCGACATCTGGGGCAAAGCTCTTTCTTCCGCCATTACCGGCTACGCAAATAAGGGGGTGGTATAATGGCTAATCCTTTTTATATAAAACCCGCCTCAATGCTTCCTGGGTTTACTTCATTTTTGAGCGGGGTAGAGTCGCGCGCAGACTACGAGCGGGAGAAAACAAAAAAAGCTAAGCAGGAGACCATTAGGAAGCAGGCCGCCGGTCTGGCGCAGTCAGGTAATACCGACGAGCTATACAAGCTCACCCTTGAAAATCCGTGGCTGACGGATGAGGTCACTAAAGCCTCCAAATGGCACAACGAGGAAATAAAAACCGACGCTATAGAATCAGCAAGGCGCGTGCTAATGGGGGAATCTCCCGGGCAAGTAGGCATTGAGCATGCTGAAAAAGTCATTCAAGCTGGAGGCGACGCAACCAAACAAATAGAGCAGATCAAACAAGACCAACTAGAGCCAGAAGCAGCTATAAAAAGAGCAGAAATGTTCCTTCTCTTTCACGACCCCCAAACGTATAGGGCGCTGAAGGGATCCCAAAAAAACAAAGGTCCGAAACAGCTGATTGTGAACGATCAACTTGTGACAATTGGCGAAGATGGAAAGGGTATAGCCTCTCAGATTGAGGGATTGCAGGGACTAGACGCACCGAAATCTGACTATGATAGGTGGAAACAGAACCCGGCTGAGTTTGCACAGTTTAGGTCCGCTAGAAGAGTTGGGGAAGGCGCGACCAAAGAAACTGATGCGGAATTTTTTAGACGAGATCCGGAAGGGTATCGGAAATATAAGGCTGCTGGTAGAAAAGACAGCATGGTTGCAATAGAAAACCCGGACGGGACAACTTCTTATGTAGAGGGTGGGGCAGGAAGACCTCTAACCGCCCAACAAGCAAAACTTTTATCAGATGGAGAGCAGCTTAAGTTTGTCCTTGATCCGTTGGAAGATTTACTCACAAACCAAAAAGAGCTGTTTGGTCCGGTTCGTGGGGCTGTCGGCAGTGCAAACCCATACAACGAAAAATCACGCACAGCCGACGCAACGTTGCGAAGGGCGCGACAAGTTGTCGGCTCATTTATGGAGGGTGGGGTTTTAAGAAAAGAAGATGAAGAGAAATACGCCAAAATGTTGCCTCAGTTGACAGATACACCCAAAATTGCACGAAACAAATTAAATGGCGTTAAAGATTTGCTTACAAAAAAGAGAGCGCAACTTGCTGCGGATTACGAATCGGCGGGATTTGACATGTCTGGGCAAAAGAAGCCTGCTGGCTCAACACCACCAGGGGGAGGAATGCCATTACCCCCCGAAGCGGCCAGCAAATTGCAAGCAGGAAAAATCACCGTATTCAAGAACGGCCAAAAATGGACGCTCGGCCAGAACGGCCAGCCCCAGAGGGTGCAATAATGGCACAGGGTAGAGTTGAGGTTTTTGTTCCCGAGAGCAGCGAATGGGACGTTGTGGATGTTGCTGATACTCAACAGCTGGGGCCAGACACCGGCAGCGAATGGGATGTGGTTGATGAGTCTGGGCCACACGATGCTATCATTGCTCAATACCATGCCGGGGAGCTACCAGACCGGAAGAAGTCAATCGTTGAGGAGTTGGCTAAACGTGGCGTTATTGCGTTGGATCAATTAAAAAGCGGAGCACGGTCTGTTGTCGAAGGGGCAGCAGGGTTGCCGCTCATGGTGGGAGATGCGGCCAACACCCTTATAAATTATGGAATCAGCGGAGCAAACGAGCTTACCGGTGCCAATATCCCAGAGCTAAGCATGCCGTCCGAAACAACCAACCAAATGCTGGATGCTACCGGAGCACAAGAAGACACAGGTATTACTGGCGACATAATCAGGGGGGCAGCAGGGGCAATGACTTTCCCGGCGGCGGCAATAGCAACCCCAGCAGCAAGTGCAACTGGTACAGCTTTAAAGACAGCCTTAGCCGCAAAGCCCGTTGCTCAGGTTATTTCGGGCTCGGGGTCCGGCATGGGCTCTGGCCTTGTTCGTGAAGCAGGAGGTGGGGAGGGGGCGCAGATGGTAGGTAGTCTTGTCGGCGGCATGGTTCCATATGCCGCCAAACAGACACCGGCTGCGTTCCGTAGTGGCGTGACCGGAAAGCGTGGCCCGGAAGGGGTTGCTGAAAACCTAAAGACATTCGGGGAAGCCAACACGACCCCCTCTGTAGGGCAGGCTACACAAGGAAGGGCGGCACAGGCGGCGGAAAGCTTCTTGTCTCGCAGTCCAGGAAGTGCCGGGGTTATTGCTGACAAGGCAACAACACAGGGCGATGATATTGCCAGGATGATCGAGGAGATTGCCGGTAAATCAGGAGGCAAGGCCCAGACCGGCAAGGCCATAAAAGAGGGCGTTGCTGATTTCGTTACACGGTTTAAAGAAAAGTCGGGGGAGCTTTACGGGCTGGTAGACGGGGTAATCTCACCCAAACAAAAAGTTCCTGTGAACAACACCATTTCCACATTGCGGAATCTCACATCAAGAATAAAAGGGGCCACAAAAACCTCAGAGGAATTTATCAATCCCAAGCTGGCCAGGATAAAGCAGAACCTCATTCAGGATACAGGGGAAACTATCAAGGCCCGCAGGGACGCCGTGAAAAGCACCATGGACCAGATAAAGACGGTACGGGGACAAATAGACGATATAGAGCGCAGCATCATTGACCAGGCCAGCGCGGAAGAAACAGTTGCGCAACGGCTTGGCGGCAAAATGAAAACCGGCAAAAGAGATAGTTTGGCAATTAAAGAGCTTACCGAAAAAAAAGAAGCTTTGACAAAGCGGCTGTCTTCTGAATTGCCGGAAATGCTTAAAGATGATCTTGCGGAGTTAACGAAGGGCCGACAGATGCCCTACCAAGCTATGAAAGAATTGCGAACCAGAGTTGGGTATCTTCTGGACTCTTCCGAGATTATGTCTGATGTTCCAAAGTCTGAATTGAAAAAGCTGTATGGCGCAATTTCCCGCGACATAGAGGGGGGGCTGCCCCCAGAAGCAACGAGCTTTCTGAAGAGGGCGAACACATTTTATAAGGCCGGGAAGGATAGAGTTGACACATTGGAAAATGTGTTGTCAGGCAAGACATATGAGAAAATATACAATGCGGCGATTGGAGAAACCAAAGACGGGCCGACCCTAATAAACAAGGTGTTGCGTAGTATGCCCAGGCAAACAAGGCAGAAGATGGCGCACGAATTCTTGCGGACCATGGGGAAGTCAACGGCGGGCAAACAAAACGCGGCGGTTGATGCTTTTTCAACGGAAACGTTTCTCACCAATTGGGGCAAGATGGATAGCAAGGCAAAGTCGGCTTTGTTCTCGAATATCAGCCCGGATTATATCAAGTCCATTGATTCAATCGCAAAGGTTGCGGAAAATATAAGAGCCGGATCGAAGGTGTTTAGTAATCCGTCAGGGACACAACAGGCCGTATCTTTGCAGCAAACTATCGGTGGAGCAATGGTTTTATTGCTAACCGGGAACGTGGGGCCAGCGATAGCGGCAGTGATAGAACCCGCAATCGCCTATGGTGCGGCAAAATGGATGAGAAACCCCAATATTGTTAAGTGGTTGGCACAAAATAACCGTAGACCAGTAGAACGTCTACCTATTTTAATAAACAGTTTAGCAAGACAACACAGAAACGACGCAGAAGTTCAGGATTTTGCAGAAACCATCCAAGGAGAAAAGTAATGACCAACATGCTTAAAAGATTCTGGCCGGTTATCATCCTGGCTCTGCTGATTACCGGCAACGCCAACGCCTACAACATAGTGAAGAATAACGCTATTTATGTACCAAACCCGGCAAAACTAGGGGTAATCAGCCTTGGCAGTATGTATGTGGGAAACCCCGACACCGATCCAACGGTAGTAGAAAATCAAAAAACCATCTACGTCAAGGACGAATCGGGAACCGTAACGGCGGTATCTCAGCCTCTCACAATAGGGGCCGGTGGTCTTCCTCTTTATAACGGCGATCCCGTAACCGTGCTGACTGATGGTGATTACTCCCTGATGATTTTGAACTCGTTAGGATCACAAGTTTACTACATTCCCTCCGATCTTGATTCAACCCTTGATACGGCCTATGTGGCGGATATTGCAACGCTCCGCTTGTCCACGGGTGTAACTGGACAATCCATACAGCCGCAAGGATATTACGCCTACGGTGACGGGGCAGGCGGGCCTATCCGGCATTGGTCTGCCACATCAACCGCGACTGACAACGGCGGCTCCGTTATAAGACCAACCGCGATTGGTGTAGGAGACCCCGGACGGTGGATATGGGAACACACCGGACCGATTTATGCAGTTTGGTTTGGGGCAAAATGTGATGGGGTTACAGACGACACCGCCGCAGTGGTAGCCGCGAGGGGGGTAGCGATAAGCACCAATGAGTATTTGGTGTTCTCCGAAGGTACTTGCCTCCTTGAGGGAGTTGATACATACGGGGCGTTGTATTCCAGCAGTAGTACTCTGAAGATACGCGGGGCTGGTCAGTGGAACACTACCCTAACAAACACCAACGCGACCGGGATACTTTGCAGACTTAATGGGTCATTTTGTGAAATTAGTGATATTGGCATCGACAACGGGACAAGCACTGGAACTGCCCTTAAGGTAAACGGGCAGCTTTCAAAAATAAAGAATGTGCGCGTTGTAAATGGTCTCGGGTGGCAGGTAGAGCAAGATGGCAACACCCTCGGTACAACCTCTGGATTATATTTGCAAAATGCAGCCCAAGGTATGGCGATTGGAGAGACAAGCCCAACTGCGTATCTAACCTTGGATGATGTTACTATAGAGCCATTAAGTGGTACTGCACTTAAAATTCGACAGGGCACAAATATAAAATTCGGGAAACTTTATTTTGAACCAGTGGGTGACGCTGGTGATATTACCAAATTCCTTGATTTGTCAGGGTGTAACCAAATTGATTTTTATTCGACTGGTGCAGAATTAGGGGGAACTCATAATCTTACCGATCCAGCCTATTTCGACATTGCTGCTTCTCAAGCTGTCAATTTTGACGGATTCAGAGTATACCATACCGGCACAGAAAGTAAGACACTTTTTAGGTTAACTGGTACTTATTCTAATGGCGTGTCCTATAGAAACATGAGCATACAGTCAACAAAAGCTGGCATGGTACTATTTGATAACGCGGCTAGTGGGTCTTGCTATAATCTTACATGGGATAATATCAGCACGGATATAACTAATGCCGCAGGAGCAGTTGGGATTCAGGACACGACTGTTAACTATTATTTGTCAGTAAATAATTGGTTTGATAGGGCTTACCCAACATCTTTTGTTTTAAATTCTCTTTACGCTAAATACTATAATGTGCATGGTGCTATAGATATAACAAATAGAAATGGGCAGATATTGGAGAATTGCACTGGAGCTAAAAGTGGAACCGGAGTTGATTATTACACCAGCGTCCCGCAGTTTGTTACTGAAACAATCACAACAAGTACCGCAATATCGAGAAGGGGGCACACTATTGTTTCGGGAAACGACGGGGCAATATCGGTAACTCTTGCTGATGGTATTGTACCTGGGGAATTCAAGACAATTTATTGTGCGGGCGTATCTGGTGGTAATGTTACTCTAACGGTAGCGACACACGAAACATCTACCCCAGAAGTGTTTGTTTTTGATACTAATGGGGATTCAATTACTCTACAGTGGATGACATCTAAATGGGTTACTATTAAAAACAATGGAGTAACTGTTCCTTGAGTATGGAGCATTAACCGCCGAGAAAACCACCTGTAGGGCGTGGTGACACCGGCAGGAACAAAAAGGAAGTAAAGACATGCCCCCTAAAATAACACTTTGCCAAGAAGAGGCCTTCGTCGATAGGCGAGTCCCGTGCCCTATAGGCAGCGAGACCTTGAAGCAGTTACAGGAGGGCCTTGGCTCTGTGCAGGAGAAAGTGGTAGCCCTACAGAGTGCGGTGGAGGCACATACCACCGCCGCGCTGTCGGGCTACCCCCTGGATAAAGACGGGAGGGCGGACACCCTGGGGCACCGCAGCTACCACGAAGCCCTCATCATGCAAGCAAAATCCCGCACGGATTTTTGGCACAAGCTCGGGTTCGAGCTGGTGAAGTGGGGGCTTATCGGTTTCTTGTTTTGGGTGGTCACACAACTTTGGGCGAGCTTCATACTAGGACCAAAAAAATGAGCGCAATCACCATCGCGGGGAACTTAATCCGCAACCATGAGGGTTTTTCCAAGTTTGCCTACCAATGCATGGCGGGGGAATGGACCATAGATTTTGGGCGCAACATTGATAAGAACGGCGGGCCGGGGATCACCGAGGAAGAGGCTTTGTTTTTACTCTCCAACGATCTGCGAAGCATCCACGCCGCTGCCATGCAAAATTTCCCCTGGTTCTCGGGGTTGAACGAGGCCGGGGCGTAATCATGGGACCACAATCATTCGCAGACCTTGGCTGGTGGGCATTGGGCGGGGCTATCTTTGTAAGCGTCTCGGCCTGTGCCCTACTTTTGAAACTGCTGCTGGCCAAACTAAAGGAGATTTGTAAGCTGTTAAGCGACTTCCAGAAGGTTATGAGCAAGCACGACAAGGCCATCGTGGAACTCCAGACACGATGCGCGATGAACCACAGGGCACCTATCACTAACAGGATTCAGGGTGAAGAGGAATGACCGTTCTTTTTGCGCCGCCTGATTATTGGCTGCTCACCAAAGACCAACGCGCCGACATTTCTAATGGTTGCGGGACCAGGGGGCTTCTTGGTCTTCTGGTCCCGGATACGGTATATTTTCTATCAATAAAAAGTGCTTGCGATATACACGATTTCATGTACGCTATTGGTATAACCATTAAAGACAAGCAGGAAGCAGACCGGGTTTTCCTTAACAACATGATGCGCATTATAGACCACGAAACAAGGTGGGACTGGCTGAAGGTTTTAAGGTTGCGCCGGGCAAAAACCTACTATCAGGCCGTGAAGAATTTTGGGGGTTTGGCATTCTGGAGCGGAAAAAACGCACCAGAGAACAAGGGAGGATCCGCATGAACCAGCTCAATATTGACCACTACAAATGCAACAGATGCGGGGCGTGTGAATTCACGTTGAAAAACCTCCATGAGAAGGCCATAGACGGGCGCTTGTTTGTTTCCGACACAAACCTACGGAAGCACTCGGCAGAGATCACCACGGCGATTGTATCGTGCAAGAACGATGCCCTGTATCTTTCGCTGGCATTGTAATGACTACTAGCAAGGACCAGGCCGCTTTCCTCCTGGACGTGTGCAAGCTGATCCAATTCGCAACTTCCCTCGGCTGGCGAGTAACAGAGGGAGAATTTAAGCGGACCCCCGAACAGCAGAGAATCTACTTTGACAAGGGCCTGTCAAAAACCCTGAACAGCAGACACCTTGTCGGCATGGCCGCAGACCTCAACTTCATTCGTGAATCTGACGGGCTGTATATCGGGGCGCTGAAAACCAGGGCGGCGCTCGGGATGCTCCGCCCTGTTGGCGAATTCTGGGAGTCGCTTTCACCGCTTAACAGGTGGGGCGGGAACTTTGACCGGGATTGGTCAAGAGACGACAGCTTTCATGATGTCCCTCATGTGGAGCGTTTAGATTCAAAGTGAGCAGCAAAGCCTACCGGCAAAAGCACCGGGAGCAGGGGCTATGCATTGATTGCATATTGCCCGCTGAACCGGGACACACAAGATGCGCGTTTCACCGGCAGAAGGCACAGTCGGTCATAAATACAATTAAAAAAAATCGGCTGGAGCAGAGAAGGTGTTACGGATGCGGAAGGCCACTTTTCCCTGAAGACCCTAAAAATTGCTTGAAATGCTGCAATAGAAAGGAGTCCCAATGGAGATAAAGATTGCGGAGCTGCCAGCAAACTACAAGCTGTACGACACCGGGGATTGGCACCTTGGTCCATTAACGTGCCATTTTGACGGGGTTTGTGACCTGATCGAAAAAATTGCCCAGGATGAAAACGGGTTTGTGGTTCTCAAGGGCGACCTTGGCGACGCTATCACCCCGGAAGACAAGCGATACGCCCACGCCTCCATGGACTTCAAGCGGCTTCTTCTAACACCAATGGAGCAAGCGGAAAAACTGGTTGAAATTCTTCGGCCAATCAAAGACAAAATTCTCACCTCTGTTATCGGAAACCACGAATATACCCACATAAACACCGTTGACATGACGAAGTATATTTGCAACTCTCTGGGGGTGCATTACGGGGCTGCTGCATGTAAAATACACGCCGTTATAGGCGGCAAGTTGGCCCA